TGTATGTACTAGCCATGAAGCATTAACCTCCGTCACGGTCTAATTTCAATATACTCTTTTGTTGTGTTTGGTGCAATCTCTGTCCATGTCGCTGTCTGACCTGGAACTATTCTACCCCAAACGGTAACTCCCCGTGGACCTACCAGTCCAGTTGCCTCTACCCCCGTGACAGGAACATCAACGCCCGTACCTGTCGCAACAGTAACAGAACCTACGCCCGTTGTCACCTCCAAGCCTGTAACAGGAACCTGAATCCGTAGATCAACAGTTACATCACCTACGGTGCCTGACATACCAATGTCAGATTCTACTGGCTGACTCCACTCGCCAGAACTCCATGCACCACGACCCCAGCCAGCATCATCAGAAGCGGTGAGGTAAACTGTAACGCTTTGAGGTAGGCCGTTTACAACGCCTGTCGCTTCAAGTCCTGTGACTGGAACACTTGCTACGCCTGTAGCTGTAACTGAATCTACAGCACTTGTGGATTCTAGACCCGTAACAGATACAGAAGAATCTGCGGAAACCGATACGTCATTTGTAGAAGTGGAGCTTGATATGCCTGTAACATTTACACCAATACCTGCGCCTTCAACTACAGTTACGGAGCCAACGGCACTTGTAGATTCCAAACCAGATACAGGTATGTTTGGCGCATCGCCAGATACGGTAACAGAATCAACTTCACCCGTAGCCTCAACGCCAGTGACAAGCGCAATCGTAGCACCATTGATAGATACAACGCCTACTTCACCTGTGGCTTCTTGACCAATTGGCTGTGTGGGTAGACCACCAACTTCACCTGTGGCTTCGACACCTGTAGGTGTAACATCTGCTCCAGCATTAGCTGTAACAGAACCAACCGCAGTGGTTGCCTGTATGCCAATAACAGCTACTTCGCCCGGAATAGATGCAACAACAGAACCAACCTCTGTCGTGCCTTCAACACCAGTAGGAGAAACAACCGCTTCAGCAACAACGCTTACGCTACCTACGTTCCCAGTAGCATCTATGCCTGTAGCGGGTACACTAGCTGCGCCCTCAATAGAGACCACGCCAACGCCTTCGAGCGCAGACACACCAGTGACTGCGATATTGGGCGCACTAGCTGATACAGTGACAGTGCCTACTTGACCATCAGCAGAGGGTAGAGTTACGGCAGGATTACTCCAAGTACCGCTACTCCACGAGTCTCTGCCCCAGCCAGCATATATTACTCTGGCATCCGCCATGACCTGTCACTCCGTTTAAGAGTTTAGGCGATACGGATGATAGCGTTACTTGCGTCAGCCGTTGGGAATACAATCTGGAAGTCCCCAGATGTAGATGTTTTGTCTGAACCAAAGTCTAGAACAACTACAGTAGGATCACCCGCTGCGGTATCATTATAAATCAACGCACCACGAGCAGTGATTGTTGCAGACGTAAACGTAATGTCATTGAAGTCTGTGAATGCTGTTGTACCAGAAGATGTTGGTGTGACATTGGTTAGCGCACCGCCGCCAGCAACGTAAGAGCCTGAGTCACCAACTTCGTTAGTTGCTGTGTAAGCTGTAGTTGCGGCATTGAATGTCGCGTTGTTGTCATACAAAGCCAACTTGAAGGTATTACCTGTTGAGTTTGTGAAATCGTGTGTCGCTGTCATAAGTTCAGACTTGAACGACGTACACATATAGTTTCCAGTAAAGGCCATATTAAAGTCTCCTTATGAGTTCAGCCAGTTCGGGATGCCCCGCATCACTAAGTGCATTATACACAGTTGTGCGGTCACTGCGAATAGCTTGCCGCATATAATATGCAACAAGCGTTTCAATGTGCTTTTGAAAAGCACGAGCCTGATCTCTGATTGCTGGGGGAGCTTCATCAGATACAGATACAATTTTCTGAACGCACTGCTCAGAAAGTTCCTCTGGAGATAAACCACGGTTTTCGGTTGTGTTAACCAACACAACTTGCTCATCACGGGGTACGTTTAACTCAAACTTAAACATTATTGTTTAGCCCTTATTACTTTACCTGTACGGTATTCATCCGTGGTTTCTTTAGCCTCTCCAAGTAGTTTGATTCCAACTAAGGCTTCCTGGAAGCGTGAATTATACATGTTCATAACGTCTGGGTCACCCTTCATGTACACGTATGCTTCGATTAAACTACCATAAAGCAACGCTAACTCTGCATTTTCACTCAACCAAGTAGTGCTGTTATCGTTTAGTGTAGAGTCCGTAATACTTAGAGGCCGATAGAAATAATGCAGTTCTGCTGTATATTCCGCGTCTGGAGTCGGCCCTAAGATAAAATAATCTATGTCGAACTGACCGTAATACTTTGGTTCTCCAGTGGTGGTAGGATCAGGGGTATATGTTTGAATAAAACTAGGATCCTTAAACTCGACAAAGAACTTATCGCCGTCTGTTCCCGTCATACTTAGCGAAAACGGAGCCAAGAAATCAGACGGAACCGCTAAATATTGAAACCCAGTATCCGTAGATGCCGTGGCATTTTTACGAAATAAACTAAGCTGAACACTTTTTAGAATACGTTCCTCTGCGGAGCGAATAAACACAGGAAGATTATTCACAAAAGACGTTTCATCGTTTTCTGTAAAGTCCTGTATGGCCTGCTTTAGTTGTCCGTATGTAAAACTCATGGTGCTACCGTATTAACCTTATATCCCATGCCCGAATGAACACTGCAATAAGTATACAATGTTGGCGCACCTATTGCGACATCTATCTGAGTATATGCTCCAGCGTTGCCTGGGACGCCGTTGTACGTGACACCTACTGTGTATTCAACGCCACCACCATGTGTTCCATCCGGTGTGGTGGAAAACCGAAGAGGGTGCCCCGAGTTGGAGTTGTCAGATTGGTCGTATCGATAGACCAAACCTTCAGTAACATCTCTTCCGGCTGGACCTGGAGCAGCACCGTCTTGTGCAAAAATATTTGAGCCAAACGGTGCGAATACCGTTATGTTGTAAGTTTCTTCAATCGGGAACGCACTTGCACTACCCACTTGACCAGTAGCTGAAATACCCGTTACGTCAACGGTTACGTCCGGTTGAGCAGAAGCAGAACCAACTGCACTCGTAGCACCAACCCCCGTCAAGTTGACGACATCGCTTGCTTGGTTTGTATTAACCTGTACCGTGCCTATTTGACCAACCCCAAGAGGGCTGCTCAAGTTTGGGTTTTCTACTAACGGAACACCGACATAAGCCTGAACCGTTTCTTTGGTGTCTGGACGCGGATTACGCAACGCTTGAGGGTCTGGTCCCACCTTGGGGGGAAACAACTGTGGGTGCTTTGGTTCATACTCATCGGGGCCAACGAGCGCACCTGTCCACTCAAGTCGCATATCGCGTAAACGATAGCGGCGACCTGAACGATCAGATATTCCCCAGGCATGTTTTCCCGATGCGTATGACATTAGACCCTCAAGTACTGAATGCTAGGCTGTAACTTCAGTGGAGTACGCCCTTCATCTTCATCTGCTGCACGTTGGAACTCTTCTTCATACACAACTTTTAAAAGTTGCGCTCTCTCTGGCGCACGTTTCATAGACAAATAGTATGCTAACCCCGCCACCATACAAGGATAGAAACGAAAAGGCATATCAGTAGTATTAACCAAAGCATCTGCGTCCTCGATTCTGCGAACGTAATAATAAACAAGCTGATCAGTAGAGTTTTCAGGAACAGACCACAGGTTAATCACCGGATCTATCTGCCGATCAAAATAAAACTGGCTCGGACGCCCTTGCGTGGTTTTATTTGGCAGAGTTAAATACTCGCCACGGCTAATCCGCTCTACTTCATAGTCCGTATTGTCTCTACGAAGAACCATTTCCAGAACATCAACTACATCAGAGGTAAGCGTTTCTTGTGCCTGACCTGCTGTCAATGTGATTATGCCTTGATTCACCGTCCAAAGGTTTAGACCACGGTTAGCCCAATCAGCAAACATCAGGTTCAACGACCGACGCGCTGTTCGAGCATCGTAACCCGTGCGAACTTCGAGGCCACAGCGTTCATACGCTTCCTCGATGATCTCACCGACATCCATGTTAAAGTCTCTTGAACCTGATGTTGTCATTGTATCAACTCATATGTGGGTTTTGGTTGGTTTTCTTTTCGACACAACCGCCATATTTGTAGCGCGTAATCTTTCCGCCGTTCATATAACCGCGAACTGCACCGCCGCCCATCATCTTTACGCGTCCGCCATATTTCATTTTACCAACGCCGTCCGCAGCATAGAACGGAACCATCTCGCCGTTCTTTTCAACCATTTTTAATTTCTTAGGCATAGTAATCTCCTTTGTGTCACCATACTACGTTTTCAAACAGATGTCATTAAAACACCCGAACTGCTGTTGACGGAACGCGTCCGCCATTTTTAGCATTCCAGCTAATTCTTTTTGACGATTTCTTTTTCTTCGCCGCCGATGTACACTGTGCCATAGTAGGGCGACAGGCCGGATAACTCTTACGCTTCTCACCCTCCTGACGACCGCAAGGCTTGCCAGTATTACAATCGACCCAACCCTTCCCGTCGTTCTGGGCAAACCATTCGCGCAGTGAGTTTCCTTTTTTAGCCATTAGTACGTTTCCGTCCGCTTGCGTCTATTCTCTTGAACACAACCGCAGCCAGAGGCGATCCTTCCACCAACCCCATAACGATTACGCGCCGGACGCTTTGGATTATCCACAGAAGCAATCACTCCACCTGTGGCTTTGTTGTTAGAAGATTCGCCCCAGTTTTCCACGCCGACCTTGCGACATTTGGCTACCGCTCCGCTTGCGTATGCGCTGGGCCACACCTTGTACCGAGCCTTCACCTTCTTGGCGCAGGCGTCTAGCGGCTTTTTCTTTTTTGCTGGCATTAGTTACCTCCTGTGGAGATTTTGAAACCTGGAACGACATTTGACCACGACTTATCAAAACTTGCCTGCCTTTCTGTGAGCTTTTCTACAGCCTGAACTAAATGATCTATTTTAATATCCATGACTTCTGTACGCTTATCCACCGCAACAAGCGTAGAAATCATCCAAATAAGACCTGTAGAAGCGAGTCCTACAATGGCTGTAAATATAACAAGTAAGTACGGTTTGCTCATAGTCCTACCACATTTTGCACGACCAATAACGGGCCGATAGTTTATCAAGTTTTTTAGTGTCGCATCCATGTCTTGCTCTAAACGATTTACGTCGTTTCGGGTTAGACTTCTTAATGGTCATATTAGCGTCCCCGAATCTGACGATCTTTTCTTTTCCCTTGTCACATGCCTTCACAACAAACTTCTTGCCGCCAGACACCTGACGCTTGGGCTTATTGCATTTCATCTTGGACTTGTCGATCTTAGGCATTAGATTGGCCCCACATTTTGAATGTAAACAAATTCCATTGACGC